TCTTTATTTTCTAATAAAGATTTTAAATCTCCTCTTGTAAAACGATAAGAAGAGGATACAGATTCTTGTAATTTTATTAAAGTTTCTGGTTTCATTTTAATTTCTTTAAGAAATCTTCAAAAAGTCGTATAGCTTTAGATTCTAAATTTCTAGTAGATGTTCTTTTAATTTCTGTTTGGTATTCTTCTATTTGTCGTTCTACAAGAATTCCGTTATCCCAGATCCATTCTTTGCCTTCCATAATGCCGTTAACAAACGCATTAGGAGCAGAAGGATCAGCAACAATATCTACAGCTGAAAGCATGAAATCTGGTTGAACTTCATTATACCCGTTTCGAGCCTTTAATGAACCCATACCACGAGTAGAAACTCCCAAGCGAGCACCTTCGTTAATAAGATTTTTTACAATTTCTCCCATAGGAGTGCTCATAACTTTAGCTTTACCGTATACATCAGATCCATTGCAATTTAACTCTTTAATAATTATTGCAACACGATCTAAGTTTACTGTTGGTCCTGCTGGGTGATTTAATTCACCAAATGCTCGACTATTTGCAACATACTCTTTATTGTAACGAGTTACTTCGTTTAACAGAATATTTTTAGGATACACTCTTTTATTTCGGTTGAGGGTATCTGCCTGCATAAAGGTTCCCTCAATAAAATAATTTTTACCACCATCAGCGGCAGCTTCAGTTAAGAATTCTACTTGTTCAACTGTTTCTGTTATTAGTTTCATCAGTCTTGCTCTTCTTCTGTTTCTTCTTCATCTTCCTCTGCGTCTTCGTCTTCGGTTTCACCTTCTTCTTCTTCCTCAGATTGCTCCTCGTCCTCTTCCACATCTTCTTCATCTTCTCCCTCAGCTTCTTCAGCTGCTTTTTTCATTGGTTCTTCAGTATCACCGTCGCCGTCTAGATCCAAGAAATCTGGCTTTGCGGCCTCAAACACAGAAGGAGCATACTCTTCAAATTTATCTGATAACGCTGAATTTAGTTTTTCATTTAGTGTTTCTTTAATAAAATCTTGAGCCTTTGCTAAATTCTCATCGACAACAAGACTTATAAACTTTTTTAGATTGTTTTCCATTTTTTATTCCTTACCTTTATTTTCATTCTTTGCTAAATTCAGAACCCGGTTAAAAGATTGTTTAGATTCTGATAATAGTTTCAATAATCTTTCCTTGTTAATACTATTTAGTTTTTCGTATAATTTACTTACTAGCTGTTTTTCTGATTCATTTAATATTCCTATATTTCCGTCTTTAAGATAATATGTATTTTCTGGTATAAATTTAGGTGTCGTATTTTCTTTAATAATGGGGTCAATATTTTTTTGTATTTGAGGCTCAGAAACAGCCGATTCTTCTCCCGATTCCAACAAAGCTTCTGACTCGTTTTTATACAATTTTTCCATTAAAATTGAAGTTCTATGCTCCAATTCTTCTTTCATTACAGTTTTGAATTGGTCAGTTTTTCCTCTTAAAATCATTTCTACCAGTCTTACTACAGTATTCATTGTGGTTCTTCCGTTTCTCCTTCGGGTGATTCAGATTCTTCTGGTTCTTCTGGGGATTCGCCAGATAACATTCGTTGATACTGTTCTGCTTCTTCAGCTTCTAGTTGTTTTTGCATTTCTCTGTTAATTTGAGCATCAATTTCTAGAATTTCTTCGTCTCCCTGTTTTAACATATGCTTTCTAACGTACTCTTTAGAAAAGAATTGACCAATATAAGGGGTGACGGCTGCAATAATATCTAAACGTTCTCGTAAAATATCGTTATTTTTTAGTTCTGTGAAATAAGAATCGTTATTAAATCGGAAAGTAATATCGTGACTTACACGATTCCAATCTTCTTCAGACATTAAGCCTTTTAATATTACTTGTGTTTTAAGAAGATCTATGAAAAAAGAACTAAATCTTTGTCTTAAACGATCAATAAACTTGTTAAATTTAACTTCATCTCTGGTAATTTCTGCGGATCTTCCCATGTTAAATCCGGTATCAGGCATCATTCGTGAAAGTGGAACACCTAATGCTCGGTATAATTTTTGTAGAAGATACATCACATCTTCCATTTGTCCAAGATTTTGACCGCCATCTAAAGTACTGATTTCTGTTCCTCGGCCTCCTTCACGACGAGGCATCCAATAATCTTCCAACATGCTCATATGATTACGTTCATCTTTAATTTCTCCGGTTTTAGGATCGTAAATAACTTTATTACGATACCTGTTCATAATTTCTCGGAGATACTGTTCTGCTTTTTGTTTTGGTAAATTACCAACATCTACGTAAAATATACGACGTTCTGGAGCACGAGATATACGATAAATTGCAACAGCATCTTCTATCTGTCGAAGAAGATTTAGGGGACGTACTGCTTTTTGTAGATATCCTACAACTCGTTTGGTTGCTGAATCTATAATACCAGAATGAACATAAGAAATTGTATCAGGTGATATTTTCCAGCCTGTAGATGATGTAGGAAATGCAGAATCTTTATCTGTGTCTGTATACACAAAGTATTCTTGAATATTTTTAATGGGAGAAAACGGACCCATTCCTCCGTAAATAGATTTATCTTTTTCTATTTTTCTGATTTTTTTTACTTTGATAGGATCTATAGGAACAAGCTCGGTTATACCTTTTCGTATATCGTTTTTGTCTATTTTCTTATAGTAATATAATTTAGAATCAATATACCATCGCCTAAAAATATCCGAAGCTCGGTTAGAAAAATCTAGTAAACGAAGTAAATGATTATACTCAGAATATATTTTTGTTTTAATTGTTTCTGAAAGATTTACGCGATCTAAATCTAGTTTTATAGGTTTTCTGTCTTGATCCATTACTATAGCTTCGTTCACAATATCTTCTATTGCGGCATCTACTTCAGGATAGAGCGCCATAGAACGATAGTGTTGAATCATCTGGTTTTCATCACGAACAGCACCAGAAAAATCAACAAACGTACCAAAAACTCCACCAGTTTCTAAAATGTAAGAACCATCATACGAATCAGGAGTAATAATTTCCTGTGTAGATTTTACATCTTCTTGTTTTTTCTTTCCTATACTAAATCCAAATAATTCAAATTCCATATAAATTTCACCTTCTATTATCAAAAGTATAATGACTGTATACTACAGTTACCGCAAAAGAACCTAAAAGATTGTCTTGATCCATATTTAATTCTATAGGACCAACCATTATTGGCCAACAATTGTATAATTTAAAGCTTCGTATTGTTTGTGCTCCGTTTACATCTAATTGATCTACATTCCACACAGACGATGAAAAATGTCTATCCGGTCTTGTTGACTCGGATTTATTTGTTGCATGAGCATTAATTTTTTCTTGCCAATCATGAAACGCACCGTAAATTGTTTTAGCACCAGGAACTCGTTTTTCGTTTGGATTTTCGTCTAGTACAACTATTTGCCAAGGTAGATAATTTCTGTCTCCAGGATAATTAACAGTTCTTCCGCGATAATTTACCGGTATAGCTCCTACTTGTGCTGAAGGTAAAGTTGCAGCTCGTATATGAAAATCATTAAATGAAGTCGATCTATTGTTTAAACCACCAATAGCACCAGTAATTCTAAATCGATTAGTTCTGGTGCCTCCACCAAATTTACTAATAAAATCTGTGATTGATTGACTCATTCTTATTTACTTCCTTTACGAAACGAATGCCTCAGAAGTTGTTGTGTTAGTAATTCTTATAACTAAAGTTTCTGCAGCGTATGTTGGATTTACATATACATCTAATACTAACTGATTTGCTGCTATTGTTGCTTCAGTATTATTGGTTTCATCACAAACTAATCTATAAGAAGAAATGCCGTTTCCTCCTAGAATTGTTTCTAATATAGGTGTCGCTAAAGAAATCATTCGTTGACGAGTAGCAGCATCATTTATTTCAAATAGCAATTCTTCAGCCACACTCAATAATTGTTTACGAAGATAAACAATCATGCTTGTGGTGTTAATTCGGCTTAAAGCTCCGCTAGAACCGTTTGATGTTTTATTGCCCAATAAATAAGTTCCTTGGCCAGGAATAGACATTACAGGATTTACTCCACCGCCGTATATGTAATTAGAATCACTTTCTGTAAAATTTTGTTGTAGGGCAACTACTCCTAGTATTCTTCCTCTAGTTTTTCCTGCGGGAGAAGACCAGATGTTTTCGTCTCTTGCTGAACGAGCCATACAACCAGCCACATCAGGACTTAAATTATTTTCTAAAATATTAACAGTAGTTCCTACACCAGCAGTGAATTTTTTTCTGCCTGCTATGTAAATCACATACGGACTGGTGGTATTAAAACCAAAATCTGCAGTTCTCTCTGCATAATTTGCTACCAAACCAGGAACTCCTGTTATTTTTTTGTAATTACCTATTACTGCTAAACAATCTTCTCTGGTGGTTGCTACACTTATTGCTGCTTCTGCAGAAGCAGTGTTGCCTGCATCAAAAACAGCATCCAAAGTTATCAGTGATTTATTATGCAAAGGAGTATTACTGCCAGTCAATACTCCAGTTGGGCTGTAATAATCGCCTGTAGAACCTGTACCACCAACAACACAAATACCTCCGTATTGTAGGTAATTATGCACGGCCCACCATTCTGGGGCCCACGGTCCAGTTGGACCGGATATCCCTTCTGGATTAGAATATAATCTAGAAAACCAGTTAGTTAGATTTGGTATGGTCATTAACCCTATTTCGGATTCTGATGTACCATTAGATCCAGTAGTCCCGAACAAACGAACTAATCCGTTAAAGGAAACTACACCGGCCACAAATGTAGAAGGAGCCTCGCTGGTTGTTGTTGATGTAAATGTGTTATCTTGAACCGTTATAGACATTTTTGCTCCTAAATGATATTTTTACACTATATTTATATTTTTTCAGCCATTGACTATGGACCAGTTATCTCCTCCACTTTCTTCTGGTTTTATTATTAAATCGTCTTGATCTACAGTGGAAATAAATCCGAAACCTAACCAATCATCTTCTTCAATTTTCTTGATTTCGCCTTCAAAAAGTTCTTTTCTTATGTCTATATTCGTGATTTCTTTAAAATAACCTTGTTTAGTTAACCAAGCAAAAATAACCAGACACATTACTAAATCGTCAGTATGGCCATCATCTGCAGCAAAACTGTTCCATTTAGCAACAAAAGAAAGAAGTTCTTTTATGGTGTCTTCGTCTTCAATAATTAATTTATCTTGTTCTATAAGACTTTTAAGAATAGAACAACCTAATTTTTTAACTGTTGCGGTGGTTCTGACACCCATTATAGTTTCTCCACGACCAAACCCACCGTTTAAAACCATACCAGAACGTCCTTTATTCATACTCATTAACAGATTGTCGTATTCTAAATCGTAATGTAAAATGTCTGCAACTTGGCCTCCAATATCATTTACTTCAACTAAAATATACGCATTTCCATATTTTTTACCTAAAGCGGCAAGAATTGTAGGAAAAAGCATTGGAGAAATAATATTATTTCGGTATTTAGCAACCATCTTATATGGTGCTTCGGTTATATCAAAAACTACTGCAGCACTGTAATCTTTACCTTGGCCTCTAGAAGTATCTACGGTCATTACGTAAGACCTGTTTTGTTTTGGTTCTTCGTATATCCAAAGCCCCTCTTTAGTAACAGTTATTGGCTTTTTGGGTGATAATACGTGAAGTTTAGATGTAGAAATGAGGGTGTTAGAAGATCCAATAAAATCACAATCGTATTCGCTTCTAAACTTTTGTTCTCCTCCAGAACCACCACCTAACTGCTTTATTGTTCGTTCTTTCCATTTTTGGTCTCGTAAAGGGCCTCCGGGATAAAGAGGAACTTGACTCCAATGCACTTCTATAGGAATGTATTCGTTTTTTCCTTCTTCTCCAGAAATTCGGTTGGCTCCTTGCCATAAACTGTAAAACATGTTAAGGCCGTTAGGAGTAGATACAATAATAACTTTAGTTGTATTGCCTGAAGTAATAGTTGGGTATACAGAGCTAAAAAATTCATCAGCAACATTAGAAGGAACGTGGGCAAATTCATCAAGGAAAATGACATTGTACGAACCACCACGAACAGCAGACGCAGAAGTAGCAGAAGCCATTATACGAGAACCATTTTCTAATGCAATAGAAGTTTTATTCCATTCTACAACACCGTGCTGAAGCCATTTAGGAAGATATTCGTAAGCTTCTTTCAATCGCTTCATGATTTCCATTGCTGTTTTTAACTTGTTAGCTAAAATAGCAATATTTACGTTCTGATTAAAAATAAGATAATGAACCATCCACGCAACAGTCGTGGTGCTTTTGCCGGTTTGACGAGGAAGTTTTGCTATAACATAACGATTATTTTGAATAGTATTAACAATATTTTCTTGATAATCGTAAAGATCGAAAGGCTCTAATCCTTTATCTAGTGTGACAATTTTAATATATTTTTTGATGAAATAAACAGGATCGTTAGAGCATTTAATATACTCTTCAACTTGTTCTTTTGTAAACTCTATCTGAGTTCCGACTTCTTTAAGATTCGGATTACCCAGATAACCTGTTTTCTTTTTATACCCCATTGTTATTATCTAAAAAATTTTGACTGTCTAAAGCTTTTCTTCTGCTACGATCAGTGTTTATAAGATCTTGTAGTTCACTTGTGGAACCAACGTAGATAGAATTATTTGTTGTGTGATTAACTTTAATATCTTCTTTCTTTGCTGTTTTAGTTTTCTGATACAAATCAATAAGATCTTTATTCATTTCAGAAACAGTTTTAAGAAGCTGACCAAGAACTTCGTATGCTCTAGGCGAGTCTCCAGCCTTTGCTACTTTCAGTATTTCTTCTACAGCATCAGAGCCATTGTTTATAAGCGTTTTAATATTATCACGAACATAATTAAAATCTGCATCCAGACTAATTCCAGAATTGTCTGATTTTTTAACTATAGGAGATTCTGTGCCTTTAAAATCAATACCTAAATTTTGAGAAATAATATCAGAAGATTCCATACATTTATTTATGCAGTTATACCGAAACTAATAATAGAAGACCCGGTTATTGCTGTGGTAATAACAGGCATTTCTGTTTTTTCTTGACCATCAGAATAGATAGAATAGTTATTGCCGCTTATTTGTATTTTATTTGGCGGTATATAATCTGTAATTTCTTTATTCCATTCAAAAGTAAATCCTGTTACGGTTATTCCTGGTGGATATGTGCCACCCAAATACTCCATGTGTGTTTCTTTAAACTTACTTATTTCATAGTAAGCAGTAGAACCTAGAATATTAATTCTAGAAGATAAAAGCAAATTACTAATATTTCGTTCAAAATGAA